CTTCAAATGTATCAATAGTGTCGTCAAACTTCCATTCCTCAGGCATAGCACGAGCAAATGGAGTCACTTCTGTAATCTTACCCTTGGGAAACAAATAGTATGCATCCACAAGAGTTTTATAACAGGAGTGAGTTTTATTATACCGCAGGCAGTATTCATCAGACAAGTTCAGTCCCCATTTGATTAACCAGTAGGCATTATGGATACTCTCCATTGCCCACTTGGTACAAGGATGATTGCGGAATGCTCCTTTGTCGGTCTTGTAGGGAGTTCCATCTGCCTTAGGAAGAGTGCCGTACCCATGTCCCCACTTGTCAGAGGCAACGATAGAGAGCATCTGGCAGCACTCTAGAGGCATCTTGACAATGTGTTTATCGGGAAGACATACAGCACTCTCAGCGGGCCAAGGAGAAGTTACAAAAATGTTCATCAACCAAAAGTAGAATCAGGCTCCAAGGCAATATGATAAGTCACATCAAATCCAGTATTCTTGAATCGTGACAAAAGTTTACGTGAAATAACAACTTCATAATTACCAGGAAGAATCTTGATATTTTCTACTTTAAAATTAAAGGAGAACTCATCTTCAGTCTCACCGACAATCACAGAGAAGTCATTAGAAGTATCGTTCTTCTTATCACGAACAACTAGTTTTACAACACCTGCTTCTCCAATAACTGACAAATCTTGAAGTTGATAAATTGCAGCAGCTTTAAGGAGTTTATCTAGTTCTTTTGTATCCAGAGTAAATGCAACATCTTCACTTGGAAGTGTAATATCTTTTTCTGGAGGAGTGATGATTACATTAGGGTCTGCAAAGAAATACTTGGAACGCGATTTACCTTCTTTAATAACGACATAACCATCGTTTTGAAAATCAAGTTCTGCATTCTGATGAAGATTTAAACCATTCAAAAATTGATTCAGGTCATAGATACCAAAATCTTTGGTAAATTCTTCTTCTACAGTTGCTTCTGCCAAGATGTTCTTCATTACTGAAATTGTACGAAGAGAATTGCCTTGTTTAAACAGAATGGATTGATTAATCGAAGAAAAATTCTTCAGAAGTGTCAGAGTTTTATCAGAAAGTTTCATAGTTTGATTTCGAAGTTTCATTATTAAATCCAGCAAAATGATAAAGAAGAATTCCGTAGTGAATAATCTTTAGTGCATCCAGACGAGACATCCCCTCTTTTTTACCAAAACGAGAAGAATATTTAATCAGATTATCTCGGCAAAATGGAACACCATCACCAATTGCATCAATAATATCAAGAACTTGAACTTTAGAATTATCAGATGCGTAATGTGCTTTATAAGTGCTGATAATGTAATCTTCTACTGCTTTGAGAGTTTTACCTTCACCAAATTTCCAAAAATTGTTTTGCGATTCATCTTTGGGGGTTGGTGGATTTAAAGTGATACGGTCTTCGCCCATGGGAGCAGGATTACCAGTAAGACTAATCCCATCACTTTCCCAATATGATTGATCACTCATTCCACCGTAAAGTCTAGATCCAGCAAAAGAAATAGTGTCGGGCGAAGGATAAGAATCTTCAGTTGCGATAAAGTCTCCGTAAATGGAAGTAAAATTTTTATTTTTATCAGGAATTTCAGACATTTTGTTTCATAGTAAAAGGACAAAAAGAGGAGGCAGATTTACCTCCTTATATTTTATCAGGATTGAGTTTGTTGGTCAAGGTCGTAAGTTACATGCTCATATTCTTTAGGCATCTGGAAGTCAGCATCAACCTTGTCATAAAGTTCAAGGAATGCTTGCTTAGTTTCGTCATCAAAACGATTGACACAAACTTGGATTGCCTTTGCTTTATCCTGGAAGATGCTGTAAGCACGGATGATATGAACCAGACGACGGGTGCTAATGATTTCTTCAATACCACCATCGTAGAAGGTCTTGCGGATGATATCACCCCAGTCCACCAGACGCTTGCAGAAGTCACGATCCTCTACTCCAAGGTCCAGAGCGACCCCCTCAAGGATTTTCTGCTCAGTTGCTGGGGCGGGATAGGACTGCTCGAAGGTCACAGGGAAACGCTCCAGGAATGCTTCGTTGAGCACGTTGGTGCCGATGAAACGTCCATCATCAGAACCTTTACCCTTGGTGTTTGCGGTGGCAATCACGTTAAACCCAGCAGCGGGTTTTACCCAGCGACCAATCTTTTTCAGGAAAACACCTTTGCCTTCAAGGATGGATTGAAGACACAGGATTTTGTTAGATGCAAGGTCGATTTCATCAAGGAGAAGGATTGCTCCTCGTTCCAGTGCCTCAATAACGGGACCGTTATGCCAAGCGGTATTTCCATCAACAAGGCGGAATCCACCGATAAGGTCGTCTTCATCAGTTTCAATTGTAATGTTTACACGAATCAATTCACGCTTAAGTTGAGCACACGCTTGCTCAACACTGAACGTTTTACCATTACCCGAAAGACCCGTAATGAACGTAGGATAAAAGAGATTGGACTGAATAATGCGTTTAATATCGTTAAAATTACCAAACTTGACGAAGGTATCATCTTTATCAGGAATGAGATTTTGCTCTACAGGAGGAACCACTGCGGGTGCTTGATAAGTACGTTCGATTTCTTCCACTTTTTGTTGAGTCACTTCAAGATTCCATTTACCATGACCAGTTTTATATTGATAAATTTTATTAGTAACAGTTTGGTAATTAGTATCATTCATACTACACCAAGCACGAACATCGGCACTGGTGATGTTGTTGCCATAAAGATTTTGAAGAGAGGTGCGGATGTAATCAGAAGAAAGTGTCATAACGATGTGTTTGTTCAACTCAATAATTATAAGGGTAAAATTGGTTCTGAAAGGTTCTCAGTGGTCAGTTCGCCAACTGGCTCTTAAATTTTTCAAAGTAATCTCTACTCACAATTTTGCCCGTATATCCTGGATAGTATTTTTTTACAATAGCAGGAATACCCATAGCAGTAATTGCACTATCACAAATTACTAACACTTCTTTAGTGTCATATTTGACTAGATGTTCAAGTGGAAATTTTTGTTTCATGCAACTAAAGAAATGAATTCACCAAGAACTTTTTTATTTAGTTTTTTGGTCTTCAAAGATTTAACAAATGCAGATTTGATTTGAGACTTAGTAGCAGATTCTGCAACATCAAACTCACTATCTTGAGAAAGAGCAGCGGAAGACATTCCAAAATAAGCATTATATCCAGATTTTGTAATGGTAAAACTTTTCACTTTTTTCCAGTCATTTTGAATTTTGTCATAATCGTTATCACCAATTTGATGATAAAGACTAATAAATCTTTGAACACCACGACTCTCAAGGACACGAATACCAATGAAGTTTGTTGAAGAAAACTTATCCTTTAAGTTATTAAGTAAAACATCAGTAAATTCATGATACCCATATCCAATCTTGTAAGTAGTGCCAAGTTTACGATCTCGCAAAAAAGTACTCATAGCATTAATATGTCCAACTCCCATATATGGTTCTTTTTCCCAATGTCGCCTCACTTCTTTATGACAAACTAGTTGATTTGCCTCACCATCAGTCAAAACAATACATTGAACTTTCTGGAGTTTGTTTTCCTTTTGGAATTTTGGAAGGATTTGATGAAGAGAAATCAGTGCTTCATTCAAAGGAGTTCCAGAAAGACTCAAACGATTTGGATAAGTGTACGTAGACCTATAAGTATTTTTAAAACAACAAGCAAGTCTCCAAATATTCAGCATTTGCTTTTCAATCTGCTTACCAGAAACTTTACTGGTAAGAATATTCATCATGGAGAAAGATTCATCCACAACCAATAAATTTTCTTTCTTTTCATAATGCGAAGCACGGTCTACCGCAATATATTTTCCAGTTTCATAGTCATACTCCCCTCGACGCCACTCGTTAGTAAAAGCATATACCTCAAATGGAATATTAACTTTTTTACAGAACCAAACGAGATTGAATAGTTGCTTACAAGTATCAACCATCACATCAGACATAGATCCACTCCAGTCTAGAACAAACACTAGTCCATGATTCTTACCATCAGGAATTACAGAAACCTTCTTGAAAAGGTCTTCGTTATATTTGTAGGTATGAAGTCGAGCAGTATCAAGAACACCAGTGCGAGCAGTTGACGCACGAGCATACTGGTCTGCTGCCTTGCGACATTCAAACTCTTTCACGAGATAGTTGACTTCTTTCTGTGCTGAAGATTTGAACTTCCTAAACTCAAGATCAACATTTTCATATAAATTTATTGTGGGATAACCACTCATTTGAGAATGCTCATTGTGAATTTTTTGTTGATGTTCAAAAGATGCATCAATATCTTTATGAACATCAGAATTTTTACCAATAACACTGTCCAAATTTAGTTGAGGAACTTCTACGTACATATTTTCATATGAATCATTCCCAACAAGATCACGAATCTTTTCCTCTAGAGAATCAGCAGTACGAACTTCAGGTTCATTATCATCCCCAGAAGATTTGATTGGAGTTTGTTCACCTTGAGAATTTCCACCAGTTCCTTCATTCTCTTTTGGTTGAGAATTATCACCATCACCATCTTGTTCAGAATCAGAATTATTAGTCTCTATAATTTCATTAGAAGGTGATTGAGAACCTCCTTGTTGCTCATGAGAATCAAAGTTAGCAATCTTTTGTTCTTGTTCTTTTTCTTTTTTACAATATTTGTAAAGTTCTTCCGCTGCAATTAAAACATCAGCAAAAGTTTCAGTAGCAGAAATCATGTCAATAATTTCTTGCTCTTCTGAGTCGAATTTTAAATTTACAAAATTACCAATTTTAAAATAAAGATTGGTACGGTCAGCAAGATTAAAAGTAGAGATATCATCATCAGCAATCTGGAAGAAATCTTCCTCGTTTAATTCTTTGTATCCATTGAAGAAAGTTTTAGCAAGTCCTGCATACTTACGCTTCATCAACTTCTCAATGCGAGCATCTTCTACGATGTTTACAAATTGAGCAGGAACCTTTACTTGCTCAGTCCAATCCTCATCAGGAGTGAAGAGAGCGTGACCAACTTCGTGACCCACCAGAAGGTCATACACAAGATTGCTTGCTTTTTCCCACAAAGGAAGTGTCAGAACACGAGTGTGGACATTAAAGCAGGCAGTAGAAACTTTTTTATGCTCGACAACGAGATCCTCAGTGGCAAGCAATTTGGCAAGTTGAGACTTGATTTCGTGAGAGACAGGCATTTGATTTATGTCGTATGTGCGTATAATACAAAAAAAGATCGCCCATTGGACGACCCCTGTGCCACTCTTTAAACTGCCCTACTAAATCCTTTTATTTTCTCAAATTTAATTACGTTATTAAATTTATCTCGCATACCTTCTTTATGAGAGATTACAAATACATTTGCGTCTTTAATTACATACCTAATAATCTTTAAAAACTCATCTGTACCAAATCCATCTAAAGAGGAATCAAAAGTTTCGTCAAAAATTATAATATTACAATTCAAAGAATTTTTGATTTTAGCGATTTCTCTCCATGTAAAAAGAAGAGCCAAATCAATTCTCATTTTTTCACCTTCACTAAATGAAGTATATGAAAAATCTTCATGAATCGGAGATCTAATGGATTCAGAAAATTCTTCATCCAAATGGAAATTAATATAGAAGTCCATCATTTGTAAATAACGATTGACTTGTTGATTAATAAGAGGCAAATACTTTTTAATAATTTTAGTTTTTACTCCACCATCTTTTAAGAGACTGTAGATATAATCGTAATAATTAATTTTTTCCTTTACAGAATCTAAATCACTCAGTACAGAATTCAAATTATTTTTATATTCTTCTAACTTTTCATGTTCAGAATTTCGATTTGCAAGGTTTTCGGTAAGAGTTTGAATTTCAGATTCAAGATTTTTGATTTGTCTTCGCAATCCATTAATCTTAATATTGTTTTGAGAAATGCCATTCGTTAGATTTGAAATCTCCTTAGATAGAGAATTGAATTGACACTCTCGTTTCTCTTCCTCTTTAATTGCCTCCTCTAGTTCTTTATAACCAGATTGCAACTCTTTTGCTTTATTTTGAGCGTCATCAATTTTATTTATCCTAAATTCCTCATCAATTGATTGTGTGCAGGTGGGGCATACCGTATTCTCTGTAAAAAACTTATGCTCTTTAGTAATTGTAGATACCTTTTGAGAGATTTTTCCTTTAAGGTTTCCTAACTTACGAAGTTTATCTGCATATCCCGCAATAGCATCTTGCTCACGAATAAGTTCTTGAAGAGGTTCTTCTACAGATTCGTTTTCCTTCAAATACTGTTCGATTTCCTTATCCAAATCGGAAATTTTCCGATTATTGTTGCTTATATTATCCCTTCCTCTATTCTCAAGTTCTTCGATAAAACTCTCTTGCATATCAACTTTATCTTGAAAAGATTCTCGTTTTAATTCAAGAACTTTAATCTCATCTTTTACTGAACGGATTTTTTCTTTCACTAAACCATTCATAGATGAAAATATTTTAATATCCAACAAATCTTCAATGACTTCTCTGCGATGAGCAGCAGAAAGTTGCATAAAAGGAACAAAACTACTACTACCCAAAATAACAATTTGAGTGAATGACTTATAGTTCATTTTAAGAACATTTTGCTCCAACCATTTTTGCTGATCAGTGGAAGCAGAATCTTGATTCAGTAGTTTATCATTTCTATAAATTTCAAAAATAGCAGGTTTAATTCCTCGAATAACCTTCCATTTATTAGAACCAATTGTGAATTCAACCTCAACTACACAATCTTTTTCATTAGTAGAATTGACCAGTTGTGGTTTATTTACTCCTCTAAATGATTTACCAAATAGAGAAAATGTAAGGGCATCCAACATGGTACTCTTACCTGCACCATTATTACCAATAATTAAAGTAGTAGGACTTCCCGTAAAAGATACTTCAGTAAATTGATTGCCAGTACTTAAAAAGTTTTTATACTTAATTTTTTCAAATAAGATCATTTTCTTGAGGGGGAATTACAATATCGTTTTCAGTAATTATTGCGTATTGATAATCATTCATTTCACATGTTTTAATAATAACATCATCATCAATTTCAATAACATGCATAGAAGGATAATTCATATCTTCTAGCATCATAGCAAATCTAACTGCATCGTCTTCTTGTTCAAAGAGATACAATATTTGTTCTCCATCTTCATTTACTACGGAGTATGCACCTTCATCTTCTTTTCCTTCTATTGTTAGAATAAACATTAGATCATCTCACATGCCTCTTTGTATATATTTTGGATAATTCCTTTAATAATATTTTTATCCAAAATTACATCAGAATCTTCAACATATCGGTTAAGTAAAGATACAGTATCTTCAGATTCTAATTCATCTATTTGAATCTCTTCATCTATTCTAAAACTTTCTACGATTTTAATTTCTGCAACATTAGCGGCGTATAATTTATCTAAAAATTTGTCGAATTTTTTAGGATCAGATTTTTTTCTTATGATTAACTTTACTATTTTGTTTTCATATTCTCTCGCATCAAACAGTTGTGGATCATTGTCCTCATAAAAAACTGAATAGAACATGCGATATGGATTATTAATTGAAGTCAATTCTAAAGAATTCAAATCAAATAAATGAAATCCTCTGGTATCATTGTAATCGTTTAAATATATCTCGTAGGGATTACCGAGATAATATATTTTTCCATTATTAGACCTAGTATGATAGTGTCCAGAAAAAACTCTGGTAAATTTATTAAATATTTCACTATCATGCCCAGATGTCATCACATGACCTTTGTATGGAGAAAATCCATTCAATTCTAAGTGCCCCATTGCAATCTCGGAATTGCTTTTATCAATTATTTCATATGTTTTTTGTTCATTCTCAGAGTTTATCCAAGGAATAAACAAAATATTCTGCTCTCCAATTTTAATATGTTCTGCTTCTGATATTACTCTTACGTTTTTATATTCTCTCAACAATAAATCAACAGCATTTACTTGATTGGTATTCTTATAATAAGCTGTGTGATTTCCAACTACAGTATAAACCTGACACCCCAAAGACTCTAGTTTATCATAGTAATTATCTTTTGCCCATGCCAAAGCGGCAAAGTCAATACCTTTACGACTATCAAAAGTATCTCCCATATCAATGATAGTGGTAATCCCGTACTGTTCCAGCGTCGGGAAAAACACATCATTATAGAATTTTAAAAAATAATCATGAAATAATTTAGAATTTTTACGAGCACCAAAATGTTGGTCTGTAATTATTGCTACACGCATCAGTACCTTGTTTTAGAGTGAATACTATCCTTGATGCTATTATAGTCAGAATAATTCATTCCGTCAATATGGTTGTCGTCAAAAAAGACCTCATCATATCCAGTTCTTTCAAGAATCTTATTCTTAATTTCCAGTTGCTTCTTTTCTTTCTGAATGCGTCTCAGAAATGCGTAGTGAATAATCTGAGTGAAGTATGCAAAAGGGTTTTGAGATTTTTCTGGATTGAAATTATGGATGTACTGAACACAGTTTTCAATACCATCACTAATCATATCATCCTTAAAGATGTAATTGACAAAATTTGGTTTAAATGATAAATGAGTTGCAATTTTTAAAAAGCATTCACCAAGATAATTCGTAATTTGTGGTTTTGGGTCACCTCTACCTTCAGCATCAGCAATTGCTTTTTTATACTCAATTAATGCTGCTAAAAAATCTTTGTTATTGACGTAATGAACCGATCTCTTCCTCTTTGTCATGGCATTTGTAGTTATCATAAGAATACCTAATTTAATATGTATATCAATTATACCATCCATATGAAATATCTACAAACTTGACAAGGATCCAAAATATAGATAAAATACCTTTGTTAGGTTTGAAACATTATATCTAGCTATTTTTATAGAGCTTTTCTAATATCTCTTTAGCATCATTAACATTAGAGATATATCCCATTTTTCTATTAATCTTTTTTCTACTAGGATAATCGTCACCGTAATCCTTTGATTGTCTAACGTAATTTTGATACATGATAATCATATCAATATCTTTAGACTCACTAATAGTTAATACATCATTCATATTAATTAATAACATATCTTCTTTACTAGTCTTTAACCAAGATTCTAATTTATACCCAGACATTCCAGATCTTGATTTTACTTCAGATATTGTAATCGGATTAGTTATTAATAATAAAGTTTTTTCTTCTTCAAAGCATGGAGATACTTTTGCGTATATTTCTTCTCCATTCTTTAATTTAATTGTTGCATAAAAATCTTCTTCCATCATGGCGTTAAATTGATTGTAATTATTTCGTAGTTAAAGTTTTCTTCATTATAAATTTTAATTCTTTCTATCAGGTGATTTAAAGTATAATTTTTTCTTGCTTTGTGAGTGCAATCATCGGAAATATCATAAAGCATTGCTTTTGTTTTATTTTTACCCTTTCTTAAAACTCTACCAATACTTTGAAGATTGCGAACTCTGGATTTACTTGGGGATGCAAAAATAACATTATGGAGGTTTCTAATATTTATTCCAGTAGAAAATACACCATAAGAAGCTACGATGATTGCATCATTCTCTCGTTCTGTTATTTCTCTGACTTGCTCTCTTTCTTCAGTATCAATTCCTCCATGGACAAAAAATACTTTACGATTTTCTTTTTTGTTCTTATTAATTAATTCATACAAAGGAAGTCCATGAGTCTCGACTCTAGAAAATAATATAAGAGTATTACCCTTTAAATCTAAAGCAAGGTTTTTAATAAAGTTATTTCTTTTTTCGTGAGATATAATAAATTGAACTTCATCTTCATAAGTCTCAAAAATCTGAGGAGTATGTTTTAACACAAGACAACGAATATCTAATTTGGATACGTGTCCCTTTTCCATTAATTCTGCAGTTCGTGTAACTTTATATGATGGTCCAAATAAACCTTCAAGAACCCATTTGTGAGTTTGAGTTCCATCTAAAGTTCCTGTAAATCCAAATCTATATTTTGCATGATGAAGTTTAGTCATAATTTCAATAAGTGATTTGCTCTTGAATAAATGAGCCTCATCACCTATAATTACACCATAATCTTCAAAGAATGAACGTTCTAATTTATATACGGATTGCCAAGTAGTAATGGTAACAGGATGTTCGTTTGTCTTTTCTCTACCAGAATAAATTCGGTGACAATATGAATCAGCATCCCAACCATAATCCTGAAAATCCTTGTACATTTGCTCTACAAGAGATGTCGTTGGAACAACTAAAAGTATTTTTTCGTGTTTACTCACATAGTATCTTACTAGAGAGTAAATCATCAGAGATTTGCCTGATGCTGTGGGACTTATCAATAGCCTTCGATTATGCTTTAACGCATCACATACTCCATCTATTTGATAATCCCTTGGAGAGTGGGAACAAATAGATTGCATATATCCTTTAACACCCTCAAGAGTAATCTCTTCATTTACTTCAAAGGGTAATCCGTAGAATTTATTTTCTACAAACTTGTAATTGTATCCATAGTTTTTACAAAAAGAAATTAATCTATCCAACAGACCTACGTAGAGCTGCTTGGTTCTCATGTCGAATAGATGAATTTCTCCATTCCAATTTCTGCCTCTATATTGAGGCATGAATTTTGCATTCGGTACTTCGAATTTAAAGTGATCCCGAAGTTCATATTCAATGTGTGGTTCACATTCTATTTTTAAATAAACTTCGTTGGATTTAGAAATTATTAGATCAAATTTATCAACCATAACCTGCCTGGAATTTTAAAAATTCGATGGCATTCTTAATTTGGTAAGTTCTATTCTGAATTACTTTAAGAATACTCTCTAAGTAATTTATAATGGTTTCATAATAGTCTATTTTTAAACTAACTTGAGACAATTTCTCATCTGCATCTAGATATTTTTGTAAAGTATCTTTGTCTCTAATTTTTTTAGGGAATGGATTTTCTATATAAACATCTGGATCTGCTTTACCAGTAAAATATTCATATCTCTCGTGCCTAATATTTTTTCTTTGTTGCTCTGCTTTTTTCTTTAAAAGAATGATGTTATTATATAAATCAAAATATTTTGCATGTAAAACTGGGATATTGGTAGATTCTGTATGCAAATTATCCATGTCAATTTTAGAATCTTCTTCCCACATTTTTTGAATCATTTCAAGGTCAATAATCATAGTTTATTTCCACTAGCATCTAATATATTGTAAATAGTATACTTGAATGATACTTCTGCTGTAAAGTATTCGACATCTGGATTTGTTGAATCAAACTCCAGTGCAGATAGTGAATATGGGAACATATCTTTGAATACAACTTCAAATTGAACGCGATTATTGCTATTCAGTGCTTGCAAAGTTCCATCTGAATAGATGTTCATTTGCTTGTTCAAAGAAGTATTTAAATTTGTTTCTTGTTTTTGTAAACTATAAATTTCATTCAAAGATTCTGGATATCCGAGACCTCTCATCCAGTTTTGAATTTGCATATAATTTTCTAGATTTTCATCAACAATAAATCTTAGATTAAAATCTTCAAAAACCATTTTATCACCAGGAATATCAATATCCTTCAAGTATGTTGGTTGTTGGGCAATTCCTAGACTTAATCCTGGGACATTTGCGGAATTGGAAAAGAATGATACTTTACGTGCCCTAGTTAATGTAAACTTAAACCCAACTGAGGATAAAAAGTTTCTATTTTGTATTTGATTACTAAAAGCGTTTCCGACTGCCATTGTTTTTTAACTATTTAGAATAAAAAAGGGACCCTTTCGGGTCCCTCTTGATAAATGTGACCAGAAATCACATGAGGTTCTTGATTTGAACTCTTCTGTAGTAACGGTTTGCGTTAACTTGAAGTCTGCCGAGACCTTGAGTGGTGCCTTCAGCAAATGGGTTAGCAACAAGACCATATCTGGTCTTAAAGCCAATCTTAGGCTGGAAGGTGTTCTCACCAACGGCACGAACCATTTGGAGAGGAACATATGGGCAGTAGAAGAGACCAGCATCATATGGGCTGGAACCCTTATAACCAACAACGTAGTACTGGTTAGCAGATACGTTTGCTGAATATGGGTCGATATATACGCGGAACTTACCGAGCAGAACACCAGCGAAGGTGTTACCAGTGTCATCAACGTTGAGGTTTGCATTCAGAGCAGGGGTGTAGTCGAGTACACCAGCCATGCTGAGAGCAGATGCAACGTCAGCAGAACACATGATAACGTTACCCTTACCTCTACGAGTTCTTTGTGCGATTGCGTTAGCATCACGCTCGATTTGGAAGAGTAGACCCTTGAACTTCTCAACAGACCAACGACCGTTGGAATCAACGTCAAGGTCAAATACACCAGCGGTAGCAGTATTTACAGCAGCACCTTGCTCAGCGACCTTGTAGATGGTTCTGATAACTTCTCTGTTGATCTCAGCGAGGATCTCAGTGGAGAGAATGTTAGCAAGTTCTGCTTCTGCGTTTAGACCGTGGATAGCCTTGAGGTCCTGAGCGAGTTCTAAGGAGTACTCAGCTTTGAGGGCTCTTGACTTTGCTTCAACGAGAACCTTCTCGATTGAGAATGCCATCTCATTGAACTGGTTGTCATTACCGTTACCGAGATTCTCAGAATCTCCAGTGAACATACCCTGACCAACGTTGTAACCAGAAGAACCAGTGGATGCACCAGTACCAACAGGATTGAGAAGACCTGGGTTTGAACCATACTGGGTAGTAGTACCCATACCTGCGGTTACATCGCTAGCCGCAGTAAGACCGATACCAGAGTTCTGACCAGAGAATGCAGTATCTGCTTCGTTGAATAGAGCTTCGGTGCCAGACTGATCGCTATAGCGTGAACGCATTGCGAAGATGAGTCCAGTAGGACCGCTCATTGGTTGAACACCAGCGAGGTCATATGCAACGAGGTTAGGCATTGCACGTCTGATTAGAGAAATCAGAACTGGGTCAAAACCTGCTACAGGACCACCTGCAGCTGCGGAACCTGAGAAACCACCAGATGCACCAGCAGCATTACCTGCATTGGTTGGGGTCTCCATAAGAACGCCGCTTGAGAAAGCTTGCTGTTCTCTTAAGAATTTTTCTTGGTTTTCGAGCAGGACAGCGGTTACAGCTCTTCTATGGGAATCTTTGATTGGATCAAGACCATCATAGTCGAGAAGTGGTGCCCACTTTTCCTGCAGATGCTCAGTTTGGAACATTTGCTTTTACCTTTTACTAAGTGTAATTGTGTTTTATTTGAATAATATTAAGTTCACTTTTTAGCAACAGCTGAAAGAGTTCTCAAGTAAGCGTGCATTGAATCTGAGTGATACTCAGTAGCAACGTCTACTCCTTCAGAAAGAGTTTCAGTTTTTGCTTGTGGAGCAGCTGTTTTTGAAGGGAAATATGATTCCTTCAAAGTCTCCAGTTTTTCACGATATTCTACGTCACTTTCAAACTCAACACTTTCGGCAAGTGAAGCGAGCTTCTCTTTCTGAGAAAGTGCTAGACCCTCAGAAACACTATCAAAGATTCCTTGTGCAACCGACTCGGAGAGACGCTTGTTTAGGGAAATGTTCTTCTCAATCTGCTCGTTGAGTTTTGTCTCCATTTCATCAAGTTTTTCTACCATGCTCTCTAACACATCATATTTATCTTCAGGGATTGATACATAATGCTCTTCAAAAAGTCCTCTCATTCCTTGGAGGAATGATTCGGTCATTTCGGTCTTAAGACCGTGCTCAATTGCTAATTCGTTTTCTGAAATCCATTCTTCAGAAACATACTCAAGGTAAGAATCAATTCTTTCCTCAAGAGATGCCTTAATAGCATCTACTTCTTCAATAAGTCTCTGCTCATACTGAACTTCTAGTTCTTCTTTGATTTCAGAAACTTTTGATCTAAGGGCAGATTCGAATACTACCTTTGCCTTTTCTTTAAACTCTTCGGAGAGTTCTTCTTCATCACCAGTGTTTAAAAGAGCATTGACATCTTCTTCAATATCAAACTCTTCTTTCTTCATTTTTTTGTCTTCTTCCTCACCCTCTTCATCTTCATCTTCTTCATCCTCTTCATCCTCTTCTTCTTTAGAAGCTTCGGAAACTACTTCTTCTTCAACGTCTTCTTCAACTTCATCAAGATCTTCGTCCTCTTCAATTTCTTCTTCGATGAGGTCTTCATCTTCTAGATCTTCATCTTCTTTTACTGCTTCACTCTTTTTGAGACCCTTCATTGGATCAGCAGCTTTAGCACCTTTATTTACAACATTCTTTACTTGCTGTAAAGTTTTTCCTGGGGTCTTTAATTCTGCAGAACTATCATCGGAACGATAGTTTTCTGGAGTAGGACCACCAAGATCTTCCCAGCTACCAGTCTGACCAGCAACTGCACCAGGTGCTAGCTTTTGCATTGGATCCCCTGCCTTTGCACCTGCATTGACAGCGGTTCTGGATTGCTTAGTGCCTGCTTCCATTTCTTGTAAATTTTTACCACGAGACATTTGAACTCTCCGATTAACCTTTATTAATTTAATCTATATTTATTTATTAAAATCTAAATTTAAGATATTATAATGAATTCAAAAATTCATTAAATAACTCAATTTTATTCTCTTCTAGTCTTCTTTGATCGACTAAATTATTAATTTTTCTTTTGGTATTTTCAGCGAGTTTTTCACGGAGAATGCCACCGTCCCAAATCCATTCTTTACCTTCCATAATGCCTTGAACAAAAGCATCAGGAGCAGAAGGATCAGCAACAATATCAGCCGCAGTTGCAAGCATGAAGTCTTCACCAACTTCTTTATATCCTTTATTGTTCTCTCTTAATGAACCAATACCACGGGATGAAACACCAAGAGTTACACCATCCTTAAGAAGAGATGCTGCAATTTTTCCCATTGGAGTTGATAAGATTTGTGCCTTACCTACAAAATTATTACCACTTTGCTTTAATTCAGTAATTTTATGAGAAACTCTATCGAGATTTACTGTAGGACCATCTGGATGACCAAGTTCTCCTAATGCCCTACCTTTTTTAACATAATTTTCATTATAACGATTTACTTCTCTTTCCATAATCGAAAAAGGATACATTCTACCATTACGATTAACTGTTTCGCTTTGGAGGAATACACCTTGGATATACATTTGTTTTTTACCACCAACATCTTCGGTGATAAGTTCTACCTTTTCGATTTCTTCTCTGATAAGTTTCATTTTTCTTAGTTAGTAAATCCTACTTTTGTTACTTTTATAGATGATGCTGAAGCCCAGATAATATCAGTGGGTAATTTTTGTATAAATTCAACAGCACCAGATGGTAAAGTAAATGAATAAGATGCACTCGCCCCAACAGATGCTGAAATTGCAATTGTAGTTGCTGCACCAGCTCCATTATATAATCTTACGCATGTTGCAGAAAGTATACTTGTTCCAGCACCAGAAGAAGTTGCTAAATCAGTTTCTATAGAAAGTGGTTTTGTTACTTGCATTATTATATAATAAAGACTTTATTAGTTATTTATAAAATACTCAATTACCTACTAATTTCTTCCCAGTCCATTGAAGCAAAAATCTGCTCACCATTAGTTGCAGCAGTAGCAAGAAGTGTGAGTTCAAAAGGTGTAGAAGTCAAACTATTTCTTTCTAACTGAAACTTGAATAGTGCTTCTTTTAGAATATCAATTGATGGAGAACCTTGATTTGATGAGTTTAAAAATCCACTCGCAAGTATTCTTCCACCAGCATAAGAAGTTCCAGTAAGATTATATTCAACACTACTATCCACACCAGCACTCACCCAACTTCCAGCTGTTGTAGTTCCAGATGCTCTTACCTGCCAATTATAATTAACTCCATTACCAATTCCCATAAGAGAAAGTGCAGTCATAATGATAATTGCATCCAAAGCAGTAGTTTTCAATCTCAAACTAACTATAGGATAAAAAGTCCCAGCAGTTGTAAGAGTTCTTGGTGCCGTGATTGGTGTTCCTATTGCCTGTTGTAATCCACGAAGTTCATAACCACCTTCGGAAATTACAGTAGAACAAACTTGTTTAAGTGTGCTTGCACTGGTTGTAATTCCAGTATTTACAATCTCATATCTTAATGGTAGTGATGCTGTTGTGATATAAGTTGAAGTGATTAAGTTTGCGTGATGGAATGAATGGCAGTGAATAAACTTCCCATCGACTACAAAACCCAATCTAACTGTTCCAAGTCCTAACCATTCAATATCCATCCACAAAATTTGTGCTTTGGAAATATCTAATGTAACACCAGATGGATTGAGATG